TCTTGGCGTAAAACCGCTTGTCGTCGGTTGCCGGGTCGCAGTCGTATTCGTATGCCGGCGGGTTGGCGCACGAACCGCAGTCGTCTGCTTCCTGCCACGGCAGGGCTGGCAAGTCGTTGCGAGTGCCGCGGACAAACAGCGCGTCGGCAATCGGGTCGCCAGTGGAAGAACCGGCCTTGAACACCAGTTTGCGGATGTCCGGCGTGCCGGCCCCTGTGAACTGGCCGCTGCCCTTGTAGTGCGTCAGGCCGTCGCCGGTGAAGTCTGGCGGATTTGCCCCGTCTGGGCAGAGCTCCTCAAGCATCGCCGGTGTGGCTGGCTCGCCGTCGATCAGCGGAGCAGGCCAGCCGAACCCAGTTTGTGGGTTGTACCACGCTCCACACGGGTTGCCGTTCTCAGCGCACCAGCCTGGGTAGGGCTCGCCTCCAAACGGGATCAACGCTTCCTGGCAAGCCGTGATGCACGCGGACTGCGTCGGATAGTTGCTGGTCAGGTTGCAAACGCCAGCGCGGTCGAGGCCGTCATACAGCGACAGGTCTTCGTCCGGGCGAAGGTAGTAGTTGCCCGGCTCGCCGTAGACTGCGTAGTAGTTGAAAAACGCCTGCCACGAAACGCACTGGCAGCAAACGCAGGTCGGGCATGCACACGGCGTCTGGCAGCAGTTCGAGCAGGGCAGGAGCACCATAGGTCAGCACTCCGCGGCGATGACGTACCAGCCGAAGCCGTTGTTGCTCACGGCCACGTACGCTGAACTCGGGATCTCGGCAAAGATGTTATGTGCCACCTGCGTGCCGGCCGTCGCCGTTGGCCTCGAGGTGGCAGTGCTGGGCGGCCCGGCATAGAGCGTGATCACTGCCGACGAAGCCTTGGACCAGGCGGCCGTGCCTACCTGCCCGATCATGATGCGGACGCCTGCCGCCCCTCGCTCGCTGTCGGGGCCAGCAGTCTTGAGCCGGGGGCCGGAACGCTCCACCACGCGCACGGTGTGGCCGATACGCTTGGCGTCCTCCTCGCTGAAGCCGTAGACCGGCATCGGTCACCTCGACAGGACGAGGTACTGCACCCGAGCGGCCGACGTGTACTGCGTGCTCGTCACCGCTCGCAGGCCGATGGTAACGGTCTCGGCCAGCGGCAGGACCGCCGCCATGCCACGCTGGAGCTCGAGCACCTCTTGGTTGTTCGTGCCGTCATACCGGCCGATGAACACGGCGTGCGTGCCGGCCGTCTGCGTCGCCAGATTGCGGAACGCCGCGTAGCCGGGGGCCGACACCACGCCGAGCGACAGCGTCTGCACCGCCGTACCGACGGTCACAACGCCAGCCGCCGCCGCCTGCGTCGTCTGGTTCGCCTTCACCGAGGCTGCCGCGAACCGGTCGGAAAAGTTGCCGTTGTCGCACTGGAGCGACACCGAGACCCTGACTTCGTCTGCCATTAGATCCTCGCTTCCGAAAAGATGTTGGCGTGCTCTTTCTCTTCATACGGGTACGCCTTGCGCATGAAGATGTAGTCCTTGGCATTCGGGCCGGTGAGCAGCGACGGAAGAACCGCCAGACCGCTGCCGTCGAGTTGCACAGGCTTTCCGACGGGATTGCCGCGAACGTCAAGGATGGCCCGCCGCTCTCCGCCTACGATCTCGTTGAAGCCGGCGTCGTAGAACTCGACGTAGTGCCCCTTGGGATCGAGCAGCCACTCGACGGACACCGTCCACAGCGACTGCTTGTCGTCGTAGTCGGCACTGTATCCAACGCACAGCATGGTGCGACGCTTAGCGCCTAGAAACTGTGTTTTGTTCGTCGTGTTCAAGTACCCGTTCAGCACGCCGAGGCCGGGGTTTTTCACCTTTGTGTTTGTGTACTTGATGCGAAGCAGGCAGCGGTTTTCTGTGAGCCCATCCACTGGGTCTCCCGCAGAGTTGGTCGCCGCCTTGGGGGCAGCGTTGTACTCGCCGTTCTCCCCCTGGTCGGTGAGCGGGCACTCCTTCTGCTCGCTCGTCACGCTGATTCTGAGCCATCCCTCAGCCTCTTCCTCCTCTGGCGTCGGCTGCTCCGTGTCCTCTTTCTGTGCCTCGTAGGCGATGGCGATCTTGACGGCCCTGTCGGCGTCATCGCCCTTGTAGTAGGACAGCTTCCGGCTCTTGACCTTGAACAAGACTCCGGCGGCAGTCCTCAGGTCGCCCACCTGTGGGATCGTCGAGTAGCCCAAGTTTGCCCAGGCCGTCGTGTCTTCGGCCAGCACGCCAAAGTCCGGCACAGCGTCGTGCAACGCGAGCAACTCCACGGACCCGTTCAGCGTGATCTTGCCCTTCTCGCCCAGCGTTTCGCTGTACTCGAAGGACCGCATTTCCCGAACGTCTGTGATAGCCATTAGCCGATCACCGCGAGGCCGGCTGGATCAAGCCGGGCTGCGATGTCCTCCAGTGCGTCGGCAGACCGCTCCGTGTTCTCTGCCGTTTGCCGGGCGTCGTCCTTCACGTCGAGCCGCGGATCGGCCCCACGCAGGATGTTGTTCCGGAACGTCTCGCCCTCGGAACTGCCGACCACGATGGCACGAAGTTCCTGCACGGACGCCTTGATCGCGGCACCGACGGCCTGGGCCACGGACTGCGTTCCCGGGGGCGGCGTGCCTCCCTTGGCAGCGTTCGCTGCGGCGTCGGCTTGGGCCTTGGCAAGAGCGGCGTCAAACGCACCAAACGGGTTGGTGATGTTGTTGATGCCGTTGGCAAAGCCTTCGGCCGCTTGCTCCCCGTACTCCTTGCCGAGCTTGTCCACGCCTCGCTGCATCTTGGCGGCACCCGCAGCGCCAGCATCGAGCGAACCGGCAAGGTCCGTGAAGCCGGCCGCCTCGGCCAGCCGAGCCAGCGACTTGGCTAGGCTTTGAACGCCGGAAAGGATCACTGAGAACACAGCACTAAAAGCCTGGCTCAGTTTTGCGTTGATGGCGAAGATGATCTGAAACACGCCGTACAGCACCGTGAATGCACCGACGACACCACTGAGCACGCCGGTAAACACGGCCGCCGCCCCAGACGCCAAACTCCAGCCCTTCGTGTTCTCCGCGAAAAACCCGACGATCAGATTCGACACGGCCGTGATGGCAGGCGCAATGCCGGCCGTGAACTGGAGAATGAACCCCTTCACCGGCAGGATCAGCCGCCCGAGTGCATCGCCCATCCCCTCGATGGCGGCCGTCTGCTCGCCGCTCATCTTCACGCCGAGGTTCGTCAGCAGCGTGTCCATCTCGCGGATGCCGTCGCCGCCTTGCCGCAGGAAGTTCAGCATGCCCTGCCCTGACCGGCCAAAGATGTCGATGGCCGCCGCGGCCTGCATCTGCGGCGGCAGGGCTGCGATTCGGTCGGCGATGAGGGCAAACTGGCCGGCAGTGTCCAGCCCCGCCATGTCCTGCATGGTCAGGCCGAGACCCTGAAACGCCTTGACGGCCGCCGGCGTGCCGGCCGCCAGTTCGCTCGTCATCCTGGCCGTGCGACGCAGCCCGCCGGTGAGCTGCTCCTGGCTTACGCCGACCTCGCCGGCCGCGTGCTGGAGAACCTGCAACTGGCCAGACGCCACGCCAAGTTCCGTGGACAGGTTTTGCACGCCCTCGGCGTAGGACATGGCGCTGGCGATGGCCGCAAACGGGGCCGCAATCGCTGCCACCACGCCAAGCGGTACCAGCAGGCTTTTCATGGCCGTGCTCAGGATCGTCACGCCAACGGCCGCCGTGGACGCTCCCCGGCCAAGGCCGAGGGCACCCAGCGTCGCACTGGCGAAGCCGTTGCCCAGCCCGCCGGTCATCCGGCTGACAAGCCCCTGAAAGCCGCTCAGTTGCTTGCCGGCGTTTGCCAACCCGCGCGTCAGCCCGCCCGTGGACGCCGTAATCGAGACGTTGACGCGGCCGAAGTTCTTGGCCATCACCCGCCTCCGATCGCGCGGAAGGCCGCCACGATCTGCTCAGGCGTCTGCGTCCGCTTCGGCACGGGCATGAAGTCGTCAGGCTTGCGACGCGGCGAACCCTTGGAACGGTGGGCGGACGCGAACTGTGACATGGCCATCGCGTCCCTCAACCAGTCGTCGCCCCACGGTTCCAATTGGTAGTAGCCCATCCACCCATACAACTGATCGACGCTCATCGAGTCCGCCAGTCCGCCAGGCTCCTCGACGTTCCAGATGCCCAGCTTCAAGGCCAGCCGGTAGAGGAACTGCAGGACCGGCTGGCGCTCTATTTTCCCGCCGCTTCCTCCACCGGATTCGCACCAAGCCCGTTGAGTTTGAACACCGCATCGACGATTCGTTGCACGGCGTCGGCGTCGAACTCGCCGATCCGTTCCTCGTCCGCCTCGGTGAACAACGCCTTGCCGTCGTCGTCCACGCACGACAAAGCCACGACCTTCGCGGACACGTTTTTGAGGTTGACCGACCCGCCGACCTTGCCGCCGGTGGCGATCTCCTCGAAGCGGTTCCGCATCCGGCTGGTGAACTTGGTCACCCAGACCTCGGCATCCTCGCCGAGCTCGGGCACCGGCACCTTCACCTTCGGCAGCGGACGCTTCCGCTTGAAGAACTCATCACGACTCAGAGCCATGCGCGCCTCCCTGCGTCACACCAATCAACCAAGGGCACCCGAGAGCTTGATCGTCACAGAGCCCGACTGCATGTCTTCCATCTGGGCACCGGCCTCGTAGCCGGTCATGTAGCCGAACGCCGACCACAGCGTCACAGCCGTGCCACCGTTGGCCCAGTACACGCTCACCACCTGATTGGTGGCGACGTTCGCCAGGTCGGCGACGGGCTTCACGGACGGGTCGTGCAGCACCTCGACCGAGACTTCGCCCGGGTCGTAGATGCTCGAGGCCACGAACTCCTTGGCCGAGGACAGCATGTGCGTCGCGTCGGCAACGGCCCGTGCGATGCCGTTGTGGTTCACGCCGGTGATCTTGTAGCCGGTCGCGGTGTGCAGCGCGGTGCCGAACGAAACGTAGGTTCCCTGTCCGATGTCAGCGGCCATAGGTCAACTCTCCGAGTGGGTGATCTCGACGGTCAGGTCCGTGCGGTAAATCGGGGTCTGGTCGCCGGGATTGGCTGGCTCTTGCTGGTCGTTTTGGTCCTTGACCGTGATGAGCCGAACCGCCGGCGTGCTCTTGAATTGTAAGGCTGACCGCACCGCACGCCCGAGGTTGCGGCAGTCCACCAGCCTCGTCGAAATGCACGACACGGTGTACGTCGTCCGGGTGAGCCCGGTCATGCCACGCATGTGCATGAATGGCCCACGGCTGGCGTCCTGGCGGTCGAACACCAGGCACGGCATCGCCGTCCCCTGCGGAGCCTGGACGGCGTAGATCCGCGAGCCGACGGACGCTGCGATGTCGGCTGAGACCGACAGCAGCTGCA